CGTACTGGCGAAATGCAGGCCACCAGTTCTCTATGATCTACCCCTCGATGATCAACAGGGACCACTCCCAAGTCCTGCTCGAGTCTACCCCGGCCCCGATGAACGAACCTTCCGCAGAGTGGTGGCGTGACCATTGCCGCGACGCCAAGCTTGGCCGAGGACGCTGGGCCTATGCGTTCTTCCCTTTTTGGGATGGGGTACTGAATCGACGCCCGTGGCCGGAGGGCCAGAAGTTAACTCTCGAAGAGATGAAGATGATGGAGAAGTTTGGGCACCTCGGATTGGCCAAAGACAACTTACAGTTCAGACGGCTAATGATTGAGACGGATGCGGAGATCCGGCGGAACCCTGACCTGTTCAAGGTTTACTACCCCTTCGACGACATTAGCTGTTGGATCGCCTCCGTGGGCTCGGTGTTCCACTCGACGCTTCTGAAGAAGCACCAAGAGAGTCTTCTCATTCCTTGGAAGGCTCCGTATATGGAGTATGAGCAGCCGGAGGGTGGTGCGGTTTACGCTATTGGCGTTGACCCGGCGGGTTATGCTGCGCGCGATCACGCAGCCTTTCAGGTGCTAAAGGTTTACGATGGAGAGTGGACCCAAGTTGCAGTCTACGGCGGTATTACCGACCCCCTCATCTTCGCAAAGAAAATCAATGAGGTGGGCAAGAAGTACAATAATGCACTTGTGGCTGTGGAGAGTAATGGTGTCGGTGTTGCTACTCTGGCTCTACTTGATGAGCTTAACTACCCAAACCTCTACTACGAAAAAGCTTACAAGCCGGGCATCGCCGCCACCGCAAAGTCAGTCACTATGATGTTGGCGTATCTTCAGGATGCGCTGAAGGACGAGTTGATTCTTCGGGACGAGGATACTGTAGGACAACTAGGCTCCTACCGGGAAGACAAGCGCACAGAGCGCAGCGCGCTATCCGAGATGCTGCACTCGGGCAAGACAGGCAAGCGCCGTGACCGTCACCACTGGGATAAAATATCTGCCCTACAGATAGCCTGCCTCGCAGCGCGTAACTGTCCGCGTCGGTATAAAAACGACACACCAGAAGGGCTCAAGAATGTACTGCTCTTCCGCGATATGAGCTATTCTGAAGTAGAGGCGTTCCGTAAAAAGAATGCGAATGAGTCCACGAAAACAAAGTGGCGTAGAAGTCGTTACCCCCAGAGGAAAAGATAATGCCGGAAACCCAAGCGCAAAAAGACAGCACATCCCCCTCCTCTAAGACCCAGAAATTGGTGAAGAAATTGCACGCCCGACGACTGGGTAGGGCGGACTCAACTCTTCGAGACATTAACGACGAAGAGTTGGGAGAGGAGATTGCCAATCCCGACCTCGTAGAATACAAACAAACTATTCGAGGTTAGTCTTGGCCAAAGTCACACCCCCTAATTTTGTTGATGGGTCCACGCCTTCGGGTGAACAAGTTTTTGACGCTATCTACGATTTGTCAACCGATGTTCTGAACGGGCGTGTGGAGGCAAGCAACCTCGAGTTAATCGAAGACCGAAGCATTACCTTTCCGTACCTTCAGCAAAACTCCGCATCCGGCGGCGGCATGGTCGCGGGCACATGCAATTTGGATTATTTTACTCACGTTACCTACGTCGATGGCTCCGACGATGAGACAGGTGGGGTGGATGGCTCGTATTCGGGTACAGAGGTGCCGGAGGACGCGGCGTCGAGGATGTTTTCTGCTATCCCCGGAGCCTCAATTACATTCCACCTGCCCTTTAAGGCTTATGTTCTTTTGACTTGGCAGGTAACATGGACCAGCGATTCGGAGATACACACCGATGATGGGCACACGCACATCCGGTTATTTGTAGACGGGAAAAAGCATAACAACTGTAATACGCGCCGCGTTGGACGGACAATGTTCTATGCTAACGCCAGCGCCAGCAGTGATGCGCAGTATTCATACTTACGCGACCGCTACAAGGGAAGGTACTGGTCAGGACACAAATGGATTTCTGTCCCTCTGGATAAAGGTTTTCACTCTGTGTCCCTTCGCGTTACACAGGGTGAGAAGGTCAAGCAGGCGAGGGTGCGCGCTCGCTCCATGAAGTATATGTTCTTCAAAGCAAAGAACGATTGAGGTAGGCTATGGGTTTATGGAAGCCAAGGGTTAGAGCGATACGCGAAGAAAACCCAGATATGAGCGCCCGAGAATCTCGTCTGCTGGCGCAAGCCGAGCGCAAAGAGTACAAGGGCAAGAGCGCGGCGGCGGAAGACGCGCGCCTGAAGGCAGAGTATGGCACGAAGGACCGCGCGAAGATTGCGGCACAGCGCTCCTCCGAGGCTCTGCGCGAGTTTGAAGATAATCCCTTCAAAGCATCTGGAGCGGGGCAGGCGCAGACGGATGCGCAAATGCGGGCCAGCCAAGCGGCGAGAGAAGCTACCTCGGACCAGCTTAGGAAGACCTTGGGACTCGCGGAGATGCGCGGACAGGGACAGGAGGCTGCGGACGCCTTTGTAGCGGCTGCCCCGCAGGCAGACCTTGCGGAGGCTGCGGACAGGGCGGCCATCATGCAAGCGGCCAGAGATCGCGTCGCCGGCACGCAGGCACAGTTGGAGGCTGCCGCGCTGGGACAGGCCGCTCCGGCGGGCACTCAAGACAGCGAGCGGTTGACGCGGGCACTTGCGGCTCTGGCAGCCGAGGGCGCGGACGAAGCCGGTACGGTATAGGGGGCGACGATGAATAGAAAAGACCGGCTTAAAGTGGACGAGATAGAGGCAAAGGCGAAGGCCGACCCTGCGAGCATTACGGAGGAAGACCGGGCATTCGTAATGAATTACGACATAGACCGAAGACGCAAGAGGGCGGTTGGCGCTAAGAGAAAAGAGGCTATCTTTGATATACTGGGCAAGGGGCTTCGCATGTACGCGGGCGTCCCTCTGGGTCCGGGTCTGCGCGAGAAGCGCGAGGCGCTTGAGGCCGCAGAGCGTGAGCAGGCCCGTGAGTACGCCGATCAAGACACCTTTACGCACCGCACCGCGTACGGCGAAAAGAAGGCGAAGTTCATAGATGATCTCGCAAACCGTGCGTCGGCGAGCCTTAGTGCGGAAGACAACGAAGAGATCGAGAAAGCAAAGCTTGAGGTTCAGAGAGAGAAAGACCTACGAGACTTCCTCGTTGCGGGTGGCGGCACTGTGCAGAAGGAAGACCTCGCGGCCCAGAAGGCGGCGGCGCGCTACCTCATGGGGCAGAGCCGGGGCGGCGCTTCCCAGATGACGATGACGCAGACAATGGCCGGGCTCGAGACAGAGTACGCGCTTGACCGCTACGCCCATTGGATGAACATCTATCTTGGGGAAGCGGGAAGAAACGCTGTTTCGGCTCACGCGCAATCTCAAAATCGAGCCAACCTGACCGCAGGTGAAATCGCCCATGGGCAGGCGGCTAATACTCCTGCCGGACTTACAAAGGGCGACATTGAGGCTACCCGTGCCTTGATGGTCACCCCGTCCCGAGGGGCCGACCCCTCAAATACCTACCCGTATATCAAGCAACAAAAGATCGATGCGGGCACCCTCAAGCCGAGCCCGGATAGGCTTACGGAAGAGCAGAGGGCCCTCGTAGCTAGTGGGATGTCCCCGGAGGAGGCGACCCGGCGGGCGACCGCAGCGCTGGACAGGCTGGAGAAGATGCCGGCCATCCAAGATCAAATCAAGGCGATTGCCGCGCAAAACCTCACGTCAAAGGAGCTTGACGCCCTACAGTACGGGAAAGATGAAGACGGAAATAGGATCAAGAAAGATTTCACCGCCGGCGACGTGTTCGACAAAGTGTACGGACAGACGCAGGAACAAGCTCACGCACTCGACACAGAGACCGAGAGCGAAGTCGAGTGGGCGATGAAGAGGCTGCAACGGACAGGCAACTTCGACCCTCTCACAAGCAACGAGGCTTTCCTCGCGGATATGAAGAGTAAGGGTCTCTCTCCGAAAGATTACGCCGAGTTTCTAAGGCGGAACGCGCAACTCAAGCGGGAGAGGGAGGGTACGTCCCCAGATAAACTCGAGAGGTTGTCAAAGCAATATTACGACGAGACCGAAGAGGCTACAAGACTCGCCACCCAGACCAACCTGAGGGAGAGGCGTGGCCCCGCGCAGTGGTTTAGCAAAAGCGCCAAAGCAGCGGGTGCCGATTCGGGCGGCAGTGGCGATCCCGTTGGCGGTGTGCCCGGTGCGGTGCCCACGGTGGAATCGAGTGAGGACGGCGACCCCAAGGTTGAGGGCACAGAAGTTAGCGCGTCCGGGGCCGGCAAAAGAGGCGGCGCAAAGATTAAGACTCGCAAAGAAGAGCGCAAGAAAAAAGTTAGGGGCTTTTTGCCCGGTTACCTATAGGGAGACAGGCTAGTCATGGCACTTACAGGAAAGCAGGTCCAAGGGATCATTCGGACCCATCGCTCTAAGTCCCGCTCGGAGAGGCAGGACTGGGACCGATGGCGTTCGTGGTACATGTCCGAGTATTGGCATCAGTCGAACCCCGGCCCCACAGGCTCCGGGCCAGTCGGCACATCGAACGCGGCGGAGGATGTCAACTTCGAGACCAACTATCCGTATGCCTTTATCGACACGATGATCGCCAACATCTGTCCGCAGAACCCGCAGGTCACCGTGACCGCTCGCCGGGAGAAACTCAAGGGCGCGGCGAAGTTTCGCGAGGCGCTGATCAACGACACCTTCCGGCGTAACAACCTGCACTCGCTTCTATGGAAGACATCCACCAGCGCGTCCATCTGCGGGCGCGCCTTCCTTAAGGTGGTGTGGAACTTCAGGAAAAGCTCTCCTGAAGTATTTTCGGTTGACCCTCGCTTTGTGTTCTTCGATATGTCTGCGGCTAAGTTCCGCGACATCCGCTACCTCGTCGAGGTGACGGTGCTTACGCGCGCCGAGTTTAATGCCCGCACAAAAAAGCAGGGCCGAAAGGGCGCGATGTACAACAAGAATGTTTCAGAGAAGGCCCACTTCGGGGGCTATCCGACCTTCTTGAAAGATCAGTCTCGGGACAAGAGTCACGTCAATGAGGCTTCCCACGAAGTGTATAAGTGGGTCACAGTATATGAGGTGTACGACTTCCAAGGAGAGGGGCGCTACTACCACTTCCTCGACGATGTAGAGGAGCCTCTCTTTGAGGGCGAGTTGCCTTACCGCTATATCCGTAATCCGTTTATTCATTTGACGTTCAATGAGAACATGCTGGACCTCGCTGGACTCTCTGATGTGAAGCTCGTTCAGTCTCTTCAGCAGCGCCTCAATGAGATCGATACCCTTGAACTGTGGCACGCGCACACATCCACACCGGTCATGCTGGTCAACACTGCTCTCGCGGACAATCCCGAGGCGATCATGACCGCGCTGCAAGACGCCAACCAGCCGGGCACGATGATCGCCATTCAAGGAAAAGCGAACGCCCCGCTAGGAGACATCGTTGGCCAGACACCCGTTCCGTCATTCTCACCCTCGTTCGCCGACATGCGAGACCGTTGTAATCAGGTTATTGAATTTATACTGGGCATTCCACAATATAGTCGTGGTGTTGTTGGTGTGGCCGATGTTGCGACGGAGGTTGCGCTTGCAGATACGGCGACGAGAACTCGAAACGGGCGAAGAATAAAGCAGATCGAGGATGTGGTTAACTCGGCTGCCGAGAGAATTATCGGTCTGTACGAAGAGTTTCTTGACCCGGATACTAAGCTTCCTATCCGGCTTACCGGCAGCAAGGAAGTGCTGAAGGCATCTCGGGAGAGCCTTATGTTGCGCCCGGAGAGAGATTCCTCCGAGAATCCGCTGGACTTTGACTATGATGCATTGCCGTACTCACCTACCGAGAATCACAAGTTGATCCAGCTTCAGAAGTTTCAGCAGTACATGCCACTTCTTCTTGAAGCGCCCAATGTCAACAAGGAGAAGCTGATCACAAAGCTCCTTGATTTGTTGGGTATGCAGGACATTATCGACGACACCCCTCCCGCGCCACCAGCGCCGCCGGGCGCGCCTCCTATGATGCCGGGCGCGCCTCCTATGATGCCGGGTGCGCCGCCGATGATGCCGGGATCGCCACCCGCTGCGGACGGCGTAGCAACTGGGGGACTTCCACCCGGCCTCGCGGAACCGCCACCAATGCCACTTCCCGCCGGCGGGCCGGGATTCCCGCTTAAGTAGGAGTAGTCATGCGTGTGCCTGTAAAGGAAATCTTAGGGATCGTGGGTGCCGCTCTTCGTTTGGTGGTGTCTTTTCTTAAAAAGAAGAAGAAGGGAAACTGATGCCGTTCTATGACTTCAAGTGCCCGGATGGCTGCGGTTACTTTCACGACATATTTGTCCCATTGGCCGAGCACGGCAGCACAACGTGTCCCGAGTGCGCCTCTCTAATGTTGACCGTTATTGGGGAGGTCGCAACTATCGGGCCGATGCCCTCGAAGCCCTTGGTTGTGGGACAGGTGGGCCGAACGTTTGAATCGGGCTCGGAGTGGCGGGAGTACCAGAGGGAGAATCCTGACTGTGAAATTCTGTCATCTGATTCCTCCGCTTGGAGAAAGCATCGCGACAAAGCAGCCGAGAAGGCCGAAGCTAGGGCGAGGAAAGGCGGTTATAGAGATCTGGCAGATAAAAAGGCACAACGGAAAAAAGAGAAGGATAAACTTGTTGGAAGGGTTGACAATAAAATCTATGTCCACTAAAGACAATACGAGGTTCCTATGCCCTTGATGAATGATTTGCTTACTCGTCTGCAAGAAGATCCACCCGAAACGGAGATGGACCTTCGCGCTATTCTGGATGACACTGGGTACGATCTGGTAGCAAAAGAACCGGGCTCCGAAGGTGAGGGGGAGTACGCTCCCGAGGGAACGGAAGAGGAAGAGGCGGCGGAAGACCAGTCTGCGGAGGGCGAAGCGGGGGAAGGTGGTGGACCAGAGGGCTCGTCGGAAGACCCTATGGCCATGATGAAGGAGCTTATGCCGCCGGGCATGGCACCTCCGAGTGAGAACGAGAACCCCCGGATGAAGGTCCGCAGGATGACGATGGTGGCAGCACATAAAGCTTTGCCTAAGGATAAGAAGGGGAGAGCATGATGAGTGAGGGCGAGGAGAATTTTGAGGCGGGGGTTGCGTCCCCGGCACCCGAGGCAGTTGACGCTTCTGTTGGGGCGGCTTCGGTTGATACCGCCCCCGATGAAGCTGCTGCCGCTTCGGATATCTCCCTATCCGACGACACGGGACCGGATGATGTGGCTCCCGTCTCTTTCCCCTCCTCCGACGAATTTGAGTGGGATTCTTGGGACGGCGAGCATGGGGGGCTTCCAGAACAACTGCGTCCGTGGGGCGAGCGATTCAATTCGTATTATAGTTCGCGACATCAAACCGCGATGGATACACAGAAGCGTCAGATTGAAGATCAACACAATCTGTATGAGGCGCTGATTTCAGGGAGAGAAGATCCGAGAGTCTCGCAGTATGCGGACCAGATCAAAGAGTGGGAGGAGAAGCATCAGGCTCTTGAGACTAAGTATCAGACTCTTGAGACTGACAGCCAGCAATTTGTAGACGGTGTAAATCAGTCTATTGAGTCAGAGGCCGAGCGTTATGCGAAGGCGTTTCAGGAATCTAATCCTGACCTGTTCAATACTGACGAGCTTGCTACTAAGTTTGCAGACCTGCTCGAAGAGGGCTGGGATCTTGAGACAGCAGCGGAAGCCTCGCGCCTTCCCGAGTCTGCGCTCAAGATTGCAAAAGAGGCGAAGGCCGATGGTGTTCCTGATTCGTATGCGCTCAAGATTGCGCGCGGTACGAAGATGCGCACACCCCAGCCGAGGCCGGGTGCCAAAATCACGTCGGGGGCCACAACCCCCAGCCGCTCCCCGGAGCAGGTTGAAACGACTGATACTGGCGCAATGTCCTTGAAGGATTGGAGATCTCATGTCGCGCGTAATGCTTTGAACAAAAACAAGAGGAGAGCCTAATGGCTATTTCACCAGACGTTCTGGCGACGGCGCTTAATGAGTTGATGCCGTCCTATAGCGAAATGTTTGTCAAATTCCATCCCCTGATGGAAAAGATTATGCAGAACGGGAGTTTGTCCCGCGATGCTTTGAAGGGTCCGAAGCGTGAGTTCGCTGTTGTGACTGATGGTCCCGGTACTGTGACGCAAGTCGATACCGGATCTGAGGTTATCGCAGGTGGACGCTCGCAGAATGCACACCGAGGAAACGTGGTTGCTCCGCGTCTCATCTATGCGTTCGACGTTCCCGGTAAGGATTTGGCCGAGGCCAACGGCGAGATGGACCTCGCTCGCATCCTTCAGCACTATCCTGAATTGGCTCTGTCCGATTTCCATGAGCGGATCTCTCGTCAGCTTGGCACCGGCGACGGCCCTCAGGTCGGCGGCTTCGCTACCCTGAACGGCAACACTCAATTCACTCCTGATGGAACGGCCCGCGACGGTATCCTTCAGTTGTCGGCTTCTTCCGGTAATACGGTGCATGGCCTCAACTGCTCGGGCCACGCAACTCCCGTGACAGGTTGGAACAACCAGTACCAAGATATCTCTTCGTTCGCAGTCAATGGTCGCAGCCAACTGCGCAAGGCATACTTCGCCGCTTCTCGTCAAGGCAAGACCTCTGGTCCTGTTGACTTGATGATTGGTGATGAGGGCTCTTACCTTAACTACATCGATGACTTGGATGACCAAGTCCGCGTGGTGAAGGTTGAGGGCGACAAGGCTCCGCCTCTGGTTCGTCAGGGCGTGAAGTTCCTCGACGCTGACTTCTTCCTCGACGATGCCATCGACGTGACTGACGCCAACTACACAGGCGGGTCCATCACTGCTGGCGCGGAC